TCACCAGACCATCGGCAGTCCGAGGCATTGGCGTGCCCACCGTTCCACCGCCCGGTTCTCCTCCTCGTCGCCAAGCAGCAGCAAGTATCCGGCAGGGTTTCCGTTCTTCGCATGTTCCAGCTGTTTGATTACGCCCCAGTCCTTCAAGGTGGTGATTGAGCGTTTGAATTCTTGGTTTGCAGCGCCTTTTCGCTTTTCGATGTATTCCTGGGCGTTTTCGCTCATGGCCTGCTCTGGCGATATGCCTAGTTTGCCGTAGTCGTATGCGAATGTTTCGGCTCCGCGCTTGTAGTATCGGCATGGGTAGCCCTTGGCTTTTGCGTCGGCGGTTGGGCAGTTGCGCTCCGTGTCCCAGTCGTAGGTGACGCTTGCCATGTAGGTGAGCAGCAGCAGTGCCGAGTTGCTTGTGGAGAGAGTGCCGTCAGCCCTCATCTTGGAGAACTTGCCCATTTGACCGAGCTGACGGATTGCGTTGAAGTTGCGGTAGCCCATTTCTTCCATGTCTTTCCTCCCCACCTGTTGGTAAATTGGCAAGTGGAGAAATGCTCGCGCTTTTCTTCATCCCCTTCGGTGTGACAGCGCCGGAGGGGCTTTTCTTTACCTGTACTTATTTGTACCATTGGTAGTAGACAAATAAGTACCAACTGGCAGTACATATAAATACCGCAACCAATACTTATATGTACCATCTATATAAGTAATATATAGATTGGTAACATTCTTTTTATAGGGGCAATGTGCCAAAAAAGAAAAAATCAGCATGTCCAATCCCCATCTGCGGTAGCTTGAAGCAAGGAGAAGGAAGGGGAGACAATGAAGAAACTGATTTACCTCGTGCTATCCGTGCTGTGCGCAATCTCCGGCATCTACGGCATATACGACACCATCACCACGCCGCAGGATGATCTGGCCACAAGCATCATTGCGATTCTGCTCCTCGCATTCCTCGCATGGCTTTTCATGCATCTCTTCCTCAAGCCTGAGCCGCGCCATAAGCATCAAGCGGAGAATGCCCCTGAACCGTCTCAGGAAGCCGCCTCAGACGCTCCAACGGCGGAAACGGCACCAATCACCCACGTCAACGCGAATAGTGGCGTGGAGGACGATTACGTGGCTGTGGATATTGAGACCACCGGCCTAGGTCGTGACGCTCGAATCATCGAGCTGGGAGCCGTGAGAATCAGGCACGGACGCAAAGTCGCGTCATACAGCCAGCTCGTCAATCCACAGATTCCGATACCGGCCAAGGTCACGCAGATCACCGGCATCACCGACCGGGACGTGCGGCACCAGCCCACCATCGACAAGGCATTGCCCAAGTTCTACGATTTCTGCGGGCATGATATGTGGGTAGGGCACAATATTCGCCGCTTCGATCTGCCGGTCATTGCCCGCGAAGCCGAAAGAGCGGGCGTCGGCATGCCGGACGTCAGCTTCTACGACACCTTGGAAATCTCTCAGACACTCTTGCCGCAGCTTGACCGCCATAGGCTGCTCGACCTCATTCGCCATTTCGGCATCGCCAAGACGGAGCGGCATAGGGCAGCCGACGATGCCGCACAGACGGCACGGGTATTCGAGCGCCTGAAGCAAATATAAGCTTTATAAAGACTTATAAAGACATCTATACATTCTTTTCAAGAGCGCCTAGCCGATTTTCGCGTCGAGGAACGCATGATCGCCGTCGACATAAGCGTGCTCGATCAACTTATGCGTATCGGCGTAAACCAGATCATTGGACGGATACTCCTTTGCCAACTGACTTTGGATGTCCTGATCGGAGATCGACGGATCAAGCATCTTCGCCATGATGGGGAATACGCCGTCGATCTCGTCATGCGGCCCATCGACGTAGATGCGGATCATATCGTTCTCCCCGTATCCAAGCACTGCTCCATAGACCAATACGTCCACCGACAATTGACCTAGCTTTCCGTGGAGAGCGTCTGCGGTGGAGAAAGCGCCGGTGCGATACTCCGTCCGGTAATAGGGGCCGTTTGAATCGTTCGGCGTGAATTTCTCGACGTCGGTTATCTGCGTCGAGGGGTCCGCGTTGAACTCGTCCACAAAGCTCTGCGCCGTTTTCTTGGCTTCCTGTTGTTGTGGCTTCTCCTGCTGTGCGCTGACGTCCGGCGTCTTGGCCGTCGTGGAATCCGGCTCCTGCTGGCTTCCGCAGCCACAGGCCGTCGCCAGGAGAAGCGCCGCCGCTGTGATGGCAATGATTTTCTTACGCATTGAAAACCCTTTCTTTGAGTCTGTTTGGCGATGTGTTGAGCATGGCTCGGTAGTCCGTGAGCACCTGCGTGGTCACGTTCAGTTCCTCGGCTATCGACCATAGGTCATCGTCGTACATGCGTTCCGCCAATGCTAGTTCTGCCGGATCGATGAGCAGGCGTGCGGTCTGCCGTCTCGCCCGTCGCTCCAATTTCGAACTATTGTTCGAACAACCGGTGTCGCCGTGCCGCCAATGCAAGAGCTCGTGTACGAGCGTGCACCGTTTGGACGTGTACGTGAGCCTGCGGTCAATCAAGATGACATGATTCTCGGCGTCGTAGCAGCCCCATAGTCCGTCGGGGAGGATGGTGCTGGATACGGTGACGGGCAGTCCGATGATGGCGCGGCGCATGGCCCCGTAGGTCATGCGCCGGTCGATGGGCAGGTCAGGCAGGCTCGTCGTAATCCGGCCCAGCCTCTCCATTGATGGCCTCCTGCTTGCCGTCGGCGTTATAGGCGGCAAGACCATAACCGCCTGACTGTGCTTTCCTCTCGGCTGCTTCGACGGCATGACGCTGAGAGTTCATCACGATATCGCCAGGAGAGATTCCTGTCACTTGACTGATGCGTTCCAGATCTCCGATATTCAGGGGTCGGCTGAGGTTCGCGTGCTTGTACCAGTAGTCGCGGCTGAAGCCGCAGGCCTTGGCGAAATCGGCGACGGTCATACCGCTGGCTTTTTGGAGTCTGATGCACTCGTGCATGATCTGTGTTGCGAGTGGTGTCATTTCGTTTGCTTTGCTTCCCATGCCTCCAGTATAGCCAATTAAATACCAACTTGTGTGCGAACTGTGAAGATGTATACAATTGAAGACATGAATGTAGTTAATTAAATACACTATGAAGTGTCGAAAGGAAAAACGAGATGTTGAGCACCAAGAAGACCAAGACCCCCGACCACTACCCATGCGGCCACATGCGCGGCCCCGGCTGGCACGACTGGCGCGCATGCCTCACCCACCAAGGCATCGAGGAGACTGAATGGCCGGTCTGATAGACACGTCAAGCAGGAACCTTGCCGCTGAACTGGTCAGACACCGCAAGACGCGCGGAGACTTGGCGAAGGTGTGGGGTTGTGCGCTCAGCACCGTCGATAAGCGGCTTGACGGTAGCATTCCGCTGACAATCAAGGAAATCGAAGAAGCAGCTCCGGTGTTCGATATGAACTCCACGCAACTCGTCATGCTCCTCATCCAGCCGATCGACAGCATCAAACAATTCAAAGCCTAAGGAAACCGAACATGAGCCAGTTGCTTAACCCGCCGGCGCCACCGGAATCGAGGAAAACCATGAAACCAAGAATCGAACTCATCGGCACCACCGGCTACGCCATCCGCATCCAGGAAGACAAGAGCGGCCAACTCATCGAGCTCCACGCGGACGGCGAGGAAGTCCTCGCGGACATCCCCGAAAGCACCCTCGACAACTTCGCCTACACGCTCAACGACGACCTAGGGAACATGCGATGAGCCAATCATTCGAACTGCGAATCATCGAGGACGGCACGCACAGCAGTGACCACAGCTGCCTCATCGGACTCAGATTCGACATGGCAGACGGATACCAGGAACACATGCTCAACAAAACCGACCTCATGAACCTCCGCCGCGAAATCGGACGAACACTCAAAGAACTCAACCAGAAGAAGGACAAGAAATGAACATCTTCCAACAGCGAGAAAAAATCATCGAAGACCTCATCACGGCATGCAAGGACTACGACGAAGAGAAAACCAACCACCTGCTCAACCAACTCATGGAACTCGACAAGTCAGCCGAACAGAAGCCACTGCCTGAAGAACCGAAGGAGCGGGGCTTCTATACCACCGCGAATGATGGTCGGCTCCTGCTTAAGGACATCGATGATGACTGGTCGGCGCGCACATGGGATGACTGCTCGGCTAATCACATGTGGAATGGCAATAGACAGTATGCGAAGTGGCCGACTGTCTGCGAAACGCTCCCGCCTGAAGCCTTCCCGTTAAAGCGAGTGAACACGGGAGACGGTAACGATGACTGACCATGATTACTGGCTTGAAGACATGCAAGCAATGAAGAAGCGGCAGAAGCCGAACTACCCGCTCCGACGCGTCAAATTCGCCCTCGCGGTGGTCGCCCTCATCGTCACATCCACACTCATGCTCACCTGGCATGGAGGCAGCATGAACGCCGCGCTCATGGTGGAAGGCGTGTACATCGCCACCGCATTGTGGCTGATCGTCAGATTCGCGCCACGCGACTAAAAGACTTCCCACTGGCCGGCAGTCTCAACAAACAACCCAATCGGATTGTTCCGCAGGACACCCACGTTCACTCATTCGTCGGCCAGTGGGGACACATAACTGAATATCGATTATTATCCACGCGCCGACCATCTCTCTGCCGTACATACACTGTCGGCGCATTCGGCTGGGCGACGGTTCGCCCGCCCACGGATTCCACTCTTCTCTCTCTATCAAAAACGCAGGCACTCCGGCGCCTGCAAACCCTTTCAAGTCCGCCTGACGGCTTTCAGTCACCGTCGGCCACGCCACCGGCCGTGAACACGTTCAGGTCGTGTTCCAACAGTCAAAGGGGCGCTCGGAATCCAAGGACGGCACTGGTTCGACACCAGTGCCAGCCACTCAGCCCCATCCACTCGTCAGGACGGGGCACCACAACGCCAACAAGCAAAGGAAACGGTATGAACACTGAAATCCAGCCTTTCGAATTCGAGGGCAACAAGGTCAGGGCACTGGCCGATGGCGACGAGGTGGTGTTCGTCGCATCCGACATCGCCAAGATTCTCGGATACCGCGACGCCGCGAACCTCGCCCGCAATCTCGATGACGACGAGAGGGGTATACACGAAGTGAGTACCCCCAATGGAACGCAGAATATGACGGTTCTCACCGAGTCAGGTCTTTACCGTTCAATCCTCAACCGTGAAATCGCCTATGTGAAAGAACCGGAAGCGCAGGCATTCGTGAAGCGGTTCCAGCGTTGGGTCACGCATGAGGTGCTGCCGCAGATCCGTCGCACCGGCGGATACATCCACACCACCAATACCGACAGTGACGAGGATATTCTCGCCAAGGCCGTGCTCGTCGCGCAGAAGACCATCGAGCATAAGAATCGTCAGATCGCTGAAAAGGACGCGCAAATCAAGGTGTTGGAGCCTAAAGCGTTGTTCGCCGACGCTGTGGCCGCGTCCGACGGCACGTGCCTTGTCGGCGAATTGGCGAAGATGCTGCGCCAGAACGGCTTGAACATCGGCCAGAATCGGCTTTTTCAGCTTCTTCGTGATGATGGGTTCTTCGGCAAGTCCGGCTCGAACCGCAACGTGCCGACCCAGAAGGCGATGGACTTGGGCTTGTTCCACATCAAGGAGACGGCGGTGACGCATTCGGACGGCCACGTGACCATCAGCCGCACGCCGAAGGTGACCGGCAAGGGACAGCGCTATTTCATCGCCCGCTACTGCCCGGAGAAGAAGCCGAATGACTGACCTGCTTCGGCCGGAGGAGTTCGCGGCGATGATCGGCTTGAGTCCCCGCACTCTCGCCAATTGGCGGAGCAATGGCAGGGGGCCGAAGTATCTGAAGCTCGGCCCTGAACCACCAGCTGGCAAGCAGGACAGGCGCCCGGTGCTTTACGAGCGTGACGTGGCCGAGCGTTGGGCCACAGCACACCAGTACACGAGGACGATAGCGAGATGAAACCACACAATGATGGCCACTACTTCGTGCCTGGAAGCCGTCAGACCGGCAGATATGAGCCGCGAGGCTTCATGGTCGGCTCCTATGCCAAGCCGACTTTGACGGAGCAGGGCATCGACGTGGACGAATTCATCCGAGACAACTACCAGCTGATTCAACGCTTAAGGAAAGGAAACCATTGAAACACGAATACAGCAGTGACGAGCTCCGAGAGCTCAAAAGCATTTACGACGAGTCCGGCGAAGCGGGATTGAGCCGTGACGAAATGCGGGCCCTGCGCAAGGCCGGACTTGTCAAGCAAGACCTACCGCCAGAGCCGGAGAAGCCGCATGAGGATACTCTGGCCGACTATCAGGCCGTCAGCAAGCCCACGGCGGAACCGTCGAAACGAGACCTCATCCTCGCGCACTGCAGAAACCGCATCGACCAAGGCCAACCATTCGACGGCAAGGAAACCGCCGAAGCGCTCGGCATAAGCCAGAAAACAGCCGGCAACATCATCGGCCAACTCCGCAAGGAAGGACTGCTGCCGGCCTTCGACAAGCATTCACCCCGCAAAACAACACAAAAACCCACCACGACCGGAAAGAAGAAAGAAACCATGACCACCACATCGAAAATCACAGCGGACAACGTCACCGAAACGAAACTCACCCCGAGCGACGTCACCACCGGAACCATCACCGTCAAGCCACAAGCCACAGCCGATCCGCGCGCCATCATCGCAAACGCCTTGGTCGGCATCTTCGACGCCGTATCAGCCTTGCAGCGCACCGCATTCCAAGCCAACGACAAAGTGGTCTACGGATTCGCCACGAAGCTCCTCACCGGCGAGCTCATGGACATTAAGGCCAATTACTCGAAGGACGCAAAATGAAGCTCAATTTCGATAGCGAGAGTGGCGTTTTCACCATCAAGCCAGAGTCCGAGGCGGAGATCACCAAGCTCAGGACATCCGCGTTGGATATCGCCAATCTCGTGGTCAATTATTTCGACGCCGACATCATCAAAGCAGACATAAACAAGCCAAGCAATCAGCAGGGAGCCTGAAATGGACAAACAGTCAGAAAACAGCATCAGAGACCAATACAGCCAAATGCGGCCGGACGAGCAGAACAAATACATCGGCGGTATTGCCGGAATCGTCAAAAGAGCCACAGACGTCTTCAAAATCGTGAAGGATGAGTGGGCACACGACCATGACGGCGGAGACAAGGAGACGGTCAACATCGGCAGCCTCGAAGCCGGGGAAATCAGCCTCAGCAAAGGCACCGAAGGAAAATACGTGGTCACCGACCCCAAAAAATACGGTGCGCTCCTCCATGATTGCGGCTTCACCATTCCAGGAGGCCAGCCCGCAGCCGAACAGGCATGGATGCCACGTCCGGAAGCCATGGACCAGCAGTACATCGAAGACATGGTGGCCGACCACGGCGGCGAACTCCCGGACGGCGTGGAATACAAGGCCGGACGGCCAGCCACAGTCACATTCCGAGCCGCAAAAGGCTTTGTGGACAAAATGTTCAGCACCGAACTCGCAGCCGAAACCATGCGCATGCTACTCACCGCCACGCCAGAAAAAGGAGAAGACAAATGAGCAACGAACTCACTCTCACCGACACACAAGACACTTTCACCCAACGCCAATTGGCCGCATTGACGCAGATCGGCGTTCAGGACGCCACTCCGGCAGACCTTGCCGTGTTCCTGCATCAATGCCAGCGCACCGGCCTTGACCCATTCGCGAAACAGATCTACATGATCGCCCGTCGAAGCAAGGACTCGCGCGGCAATTACGTGATGAAGCAGACCATCCAAACCGGCATCGACGGCTTTCGTCTCATCGCCCGCCGAGTCGCTGACCGCAATCACGAAAAGCTTGAAGAGCAGGACGTGCTCTGGTGCGGCGATGACGGCGAATGGCATGACGTGTGGCTCAAGAAAGTGCCGCCGACCGCAGCGAAAGCCACCATCATCCGTGGAGACTCGAAATTCAGCGCTGTCGCACTCTTCTCGGAATACTGTCCGACACGTCTCGACCGTGGCAGCGGCCAGCAGGTGCCGACCGGCGTCTGGGGCACGAAACCCGCCTTGATGATCGCGAAATGCGCTGAAGCATTGGCCTTGCGCAAGGCTTTCCCGCAAGACCTCTCAGGCGTCTACACCAGCGATGAGACGTCGATGGATGACGTGCAGGCCGAAGTCGTGGAAGAAGAGGAAAACAAGCGGAAAAGCTATGGCACTCGTGCCAGGCAAATGCCGGACAAGGCACCATGCCGACGCGAACAGGCCGAACGAATCTACCAGATTCTTCGTGAATGCGGCGTCTCATCCAAGGAGGAGGCCGAAGCCGTCATGTTCGCCCACACCGGCGCCCACGGATTGACAGACCCGACACACATCAGCGCATTGGATGCAGACAATCTCCTCGCCAATGAGGACTTCCTGCGCCGCAGGACCACTCAGGCATTGGACGAATACCGCAAGCAGCAGGAGCCCGAAGAGGAACCGGCCGAGGTCATCGAACCGGACCCCGAGGCCGAGGCTGATACCGATGTGAAGGATGGTGAGTGATGGCCGGAGAGACCGTTATCACGATCGTCGGCAATCTGACCGCCGACCCGGAATTGCGCACGACACGCAATGGCGGCGCGGTGGCGAATTTCAGCATCGCGGCCACGCCGAGAGTGTTCGACAAGCAGTCGAATCAGTGGGTGGACGGTGACGCTTTGTTCATGCGCTGCACCGCTTGGCGTGACCTCGCCACCCATTGCGCGCAGAGCCTTGCGAAGGGTATGCGTGTGATCGCGCATGGCAGGCTCACCCAGCATTCATGGGAGGACGAGCAGCACCAGAAGCGCACTGCCGTGGAATTGCAGGTCGATGAGATCGGCCCGAGCCTGCGGTATGCGACGGCGCAGGTGCAGAAGATGCAGTCAGGCGGATACCAGGGCAACGCCAATGGTGGCGGCTATCAGCAGCCGCAGCAGGCACAGCAGCAGTCGCAGGCTCCGGCAGATGACCCGTGGGGCGCTCCGGCTGGAGAGCCTGATTTCTGATGCGTGAGTGGATTGAGCCGCCGGACGTGCTGCCCACATGTCCGATTCATGGGTGCGCGATGTATCCGGCGCGCCCCATCCCATGCCCCGAATGTGAGGCCGAAAGCGAAGACCATTACGCGGACATTGGCGATGCCGACATTTGGATTTTGGAGGACGAATGACGCAGGAAACCACCATTGACGTGCCGAAGGCCTACTGGTGGACCCAGAACAAGCGTGGAGACTGGCGGGCGAAATACCGGCGCACCAGCGTCGTGAAAAGACGTGCCTACCTCACCTACCGCAGTCTCATCAACAGCGGCAAACTCAAGCCGCCAACCAAATGGCCAGTGCACGTCACCGCCATCATCCACCCCTTGACACACGGCAGATTCGATCCTGAGAACGCGGCGCCGATGGTCAAGGCAATCTTGGACGCCATCACACAAGCCGATTTCTGGCCGGACGATAACGCCAGATACGTGGTCGGCCCGGACTACAGGCTAGGCGAGCCAAGCACCGAAAAAGGCGTCTACCACATCACCATCCGAATCGAAGAAGAGGAGCTTTGACATGGCTACGAACGTGACCGAGAAAGACAAGACACTCAACGAGATCATCGACTGGGCGAAAAGTCGCTGTCATGAAGCCGCACTTTCCAGATTCGACGTTCGCAGAAAGAGCGACCGAGACTTCTATGACGGCCAAGTTAACGCATTCCATGAAATTCTAGAGCTTTGCTGTTCCATGCTCGGCTACAGCGGTTCCATGCCTTCAGAGGTACCCAATCAAAGCGAGGACGCGAAGGAATAGTTATGTGGTTCAAACGCAAATACAACGAATATGGGTGTCCAATGTGCGGCAGACTACCAGTAATCAAGGCATGGCAAACGGAAAAATACCACGAGAGCCGCAAAGTAAGGACAACACTCACAGTCTACCGGCTCCAATGTCCACGTGGACATATCTCTACAAGCTGGTTCAGCCACGCCGCACTCGCAAGCAGGCAGTGGAAAGAACTCGTGGACGAGTACAAGGGGAAGGATACGAAATGAGCGCGTACCAACCTGTTCTTGACCCCGCCTGCGGCGGCCGAATGTTCTGGTTCGACAAGTCGGATGATCGCGTGCTTTTTGGTGATGTGCGGGATGAAAGCTGGGAATTGTGCGATGGGCGTAGGTTCGATGTCAGGCCGGACATGCTGATGGACTATCGTGACCTGCCATTCCCTGATGAGACGTTCCGCATGGTCGTGCTTGACCCGCCACACCTGCGCAATGCGGGCGATACGAGCTACATGGTGCAGAAGTATGGGTGTCTCGACCAAGAGACGTGGAAGACCGACATTAAGACCATGTTCGACGAGTGTTTCCGCGTTCTGAAGACTTACGGGACATTGATTTTCAAGTGGAATGAAACGCAGATACCCGTCTCGCAGATTCTCAAGCTCACAGCGCACAAGCCACTCTTCGGCAACAAACAGCCGAATCGCACGGGAACACACTGGATTGTCTTCATGAAGGAGGACGCGAAATGAGTAAACGGTACAAGGTTTGTCCACTTTTTTGGAGTGATTACGGCGGTAAACGCACCTTGATGAATATGGGTGTGTTTGAAGAGTTGCTGAACGAGGGTTGGAAGATTCTGCGGGTGGATACCATGCCACCAACGGAATTGCGGAATAACGCCGTTACCGCGACGAACGTCTACATCCTTGAGATGGAGGCTAATGATGATTAGCCAATACGACAAGGACATGTGTTGCCTGTATATCGCTGAGGGAATGAGCCGCATCTGGAGCCAGCAAGGGGGGAACCAAGAGGTTCCCCGAGTGCTTGAATCATTGGCCGATAGGAAGCTCATGAAGCGTGTCCATGGCGGGTATGCGATCACGCTCAAGGGATTGTTGGCAGTCAAGGTGTGGAGACTTCACCTGTTCCTGTTTCACCACGATGAATACAAGTACTTCAGGAGGAAGAAATGAGCAGGGCTGAGACCACCGCCATGCTGTCCAAGCTGGTCGAGAAGAGGTTGAAGAATCAGACCGCTTTTTGGGCGAGTGAGGTCAATTTCGACCGGAACACGCCTGACGAGCGGCGAGTGGATTACGTTGGCTTCAAACCTTGGAACATCAACGGCGAACCGGTGCCCGCAAGCGTTGAAAAAGGCTGCTTCGAGTTCTACGAGGTCAAGTCATGCATGGCTGACTTCACGAGCGGCAACGGCCTGACCTTCTACGGTGATTCAAACTTCCTCGTCTGCACGAAGGAATTGTGCGACGAGATTGTGTGGCGGAAGATGGTGCCGCCGCGTGTGAACGCGATTCTGACACCGGATTCGACCGGCTCGAAACTGATTCTCGACTATGTGCAGTCCTACAACGACCTGTCATACAGGAGGCGTCCGGCAAGCGAAATCCTGTGGGCCATGGTCAAAGCAAACGGAAAGAGGACGAATTGAGCATCATGCTGGATGAGGCGCAAGCCTACGAAAATTCACGAGATTACGACTGCTGCCAGATCATCGAAGGAGCCTACACCGTAGGCGACGCGGTCTACGAAGCCTACTGCGATGGACGTGAAGCGCTGCCCACGAATGCTGAAATCGAGGCCGTGGCGAAACGGCTCTGCTGGAACAGCTACGAATGGGATGGCATCGATAGCTATGCGGCGAAAGACGAGGATGACGCATGGGATTATGCCGGTGAGATTCCCGGCTTCCAGGAGGAATATATCAGACATGCCAAGGAAATGCTCGAAATCGCACGGAAGGCGGTAAGCGAATGAGCAAGACGATCAGATACGTGGAGTGCGCCCACTGCGGCGAGACCGTCGGCGCATATTACGTCACCTGCCCGTACTGCGGATACCGCATGGTGTCCGCTCAGCAGGCGGTCATGGATGGCTTGGCATGGTGACGCTCGACCCGCCACCGGACTTGGTGGAGATCGCCGAAGCCCTGGACGCGATGGCGAAACCACACGTGGGAAGCGGCTGGGCGAACACCAACTACACCGACCTGCCCTGCACCACGCCACGGCAGGAGGCCATCTGGATGGCATACAACGGAATCACAAGAGGGGAGGATTGATGGCAAGGCGCGGATACGTGCAATTGGCCAATGGCTTCTATCTCAACCGGAAGGTACGCCGTTTACGCCGTACCATGCCATCGGCCATCAGCGCCTTCGTCATCATGCTTTCCTACTGCGGCGACAACCTCACGGACGGTTATGTGGACGATGATACGGCGGAATTCGTGCTCGACATCACCACACAGGAGCTTGACGCTTTGCAGCAGGTCGGATTGATCGAGGCCGTGGATGGCGGCTATGTCATCCACGATTACCTTGAGCATAATCGGAGCCGTCAGCAGGTGATGGCCAAGCGCAAGCGTGAGCATGACCGGTATTCTGCTGGCAGTCTGCCGGCAGAAAGTGCGCAGACTGCCGGCAGAATCGAAACAGAATCGGGACAAACACCAGAACACCAGAACACCAGAACCCAAAAGAAAGATGAAGAAGAATATTCTTCTTCTTCATCCAAAGAAATCGGGCTGAACGACTTCGAGCTGGTCAGGGAGAAAGCCCACGCCAATGCCGCCATAATCCGCGATTACCCGAATCTCGACCTGTCGGACGCGTGGAATGCCTTCGCCGCTCGCCACTACGGCGAGACACGCACCGTCAACGACTGGTGCCGCCAATGGAAAGGCTGGTGCCAACGCAGAGCCAACATGAGCGGCATACCACCCTCGAAACCACACAAGCACACGTGGCAGTGCGAACACGTGCTCCAAGCGCTCGGACGCGACAAGGAAACCGCCACGCCAGACCAACAAGCATGCAGGCTCGCTGAACGACTCAACAAGGAGCAGAACACACAATGATAGAACCCAAACTCATCTACCATCTCACAGACGCCGAATACCACCGACGCATGGCCAAGGCATGGCGAGAAGGCTACGCGGCCGGTTGGAAAGACCAGGAATGCGACTTCCCGCCACACACCACAGAAAACCCATACAAGGAGACAACACGATGAGAATCAAGAAAGTCCTCGAAGACATGATCATCAAGTGGCATCAGGCCGGTTACGCGCTTGACGAGATCGCGCCGCTCGTGCCGCAGGTGCCGAAAGCGGAAGTCGCCGCACTCATCCACCAGCACGACAAGGAGACCAGACTTTGACCAACTGCCAGCACTGCCAGAAGCCAATGAAGCCGATCGCAGCGAATCTACTCTGCGCCAGCTGCCGCGAAAACTACTGGGCGCTCATCAGACAGCTCGGACACGTCCAACTGCCAGCATTAAGCTCCATCATGCTCAAGCAAGCGCACATCGGAGCCACGGGCCACGCGCCAAGCCGAGGCAGCGCGCCAATGCCAATCGACACGCACGCGCAAGCCCTCATCACCGATTCCGAAGCGTGGCTCGCAGAACAAGCAGGCAAAATCAGATCCGCATACGCAGGATACGGCTGGCGCAAAGCATGGCTCGCCATATTAAGCAACCGACACACCATATTGGACATGCCCACTGCGGCAGATGATTACGCAGCCCTGGAACACATCAGCCGACGCAACGAGGCAGCATTGACTCCGGAAGACGAGCTCATAATCCTCGGCACCTGCCCCACCTGCCGCCACCAGCTCACCGGCACGCCAGACGCCGAATCGGTCACATGCCAACACTGCCGCTCCGAATGGGCGGCACCAGCCATCAAAGCAGCACGAGACCAACGACTGTGGCAAGTGCAAATCACCGGCACGCCAAGCGACGCAGCCAAAGAACTGAAACGCTACGGCCTGACCATCAGCCGCAACCTCATCAGCCAATGGCTCAGACGCGGCAAGTTGCACGCCACGCCGACAAAACACAAGCGGCAGTACACGTTCAACCTCGGCGAACTCGCAGCACTACTTGACTGTCACCGTTGAAATGCTATACTGTCGTATGTTAGTAGAATGAATGGCCCAGCATAATGATAGCTGGGCCATTATTCATATCGCTTCGGTAGCTCAGTGGCAGAGCACGAGGGATAGCACAGATACCAGAGGACGGAACAGACCGGCCATGGCTTCCATGATTCTTTGAATGCCCGTGATAAGAGACAGTGCCCCTCATCGATGTCGTGGGTTCGACTCCCACCCGAAGCACCACAAGGCGGTGACCACATGCCAGGAAGAACGCGCAAGACAAGCCGCCAATTCGAAAAAGACAAGGCCGCATTCTTCACACAATGCAAGGCACAGCATGCAGTCTGCTGGTTGTGCGGCATGCCAATCGACTACAACGCAGTCAAGAACACCACAGATGACAGCTTCAACCTCGATCACATGTTCCCGGTCAGCAAGCATCCCGAACTCCAATTCGACCCAGCAGGCTTCAAGCCGAGCCACACCAGCTGCAACCGCTTGAGAGGCAACCAAGATCCGCCAGCGCCAATCGGAACACTCTCAAGACAATGGATAACAACAGCATGAGCCCAACACGAGGGGTAGGGGCGGTGAAATCGTAAAACCAACGCAAGAACGCAAGACGTCCCGCGTGGTTGCTCTTCCTCTCCCCGACGGACGAAATTGACCGGGGGTCGCGCGCGCGATTGCAGATTCGAGGTGAAGCATGTCAGCGAAATTCCCGAGTCATAATGTGGCGGAGGCTTTGGAGCGCTCATTGAAGAACGCAGATGGGCTGAAGGCCGTGAATTCCGCAGTGGTCGCGGCCGCCCGCGTACTGGCTGGTCGGATTGACTTCCTGAGTGTCACCGGATTCGTTGACGAGAACGGGAAGATCGACAATGTGACTCTGCCGACTTTCCTGAAATACTGCCAGTCTCTCGGATTGACCTTGGACGCTCCAGCGAAGGTCGGGCGTCCGGCCAGGCAGAAGCCCGAAGTCAGGGCTGAGGAAGCGAAGAGCGACAAGGTTATCGCGATGGATGATTTCATGAAGCGGTTCGGCTGAGGAGGTTGCGATGGCTGCTGAGAATCTTACGGTTTTCGGTGCCATCGACGATGAGCATCATGGCGTGACCTTGCCGCGTATCTTCACGCCGCCGCTCCGTCCGTTGACGAGGGAGACGAGCAATGGTTTCGCGGTAATCGCGTTCGCGGAGATCATGCTGCACGTCCACCTTTACCCGTGGCAACAATGGTTATTGGTGCACGCACTCGAACTGCTTGAGGACGGTAGTTACCGTTTCCGCAAGGTCATCGTTCTGGTGGCCAGACAGAACGGCAAGACCACGCTTATGGGCGTTTTGGCCGCGTGGTGGCTTTTCGTCGATTCCAACAAGCATCCGGACAGGGTGCCGCCCGTGAAGTTTCTCGTGGTCGGTGCGGCGCAGACGTTGGACAATGCGAAGGGTCCGTACAATCAGGTCAAGGAGTGGTGCAATCCTCAGCCTTCGACTGATGAAGAAGCGGATCTGGTGATTCCGGATCTCGCCGCGATGACGCAGAAATTCGTCAACACGAACGGCGAGGAAGCGATCATCACCCGCTCGAAAGCCCGGTATATAGTCCGCGCCGACAAGAACATTCGAGCGAAGAGCGCTGCCCGCGTGGTGTTTGACGAGCTTCGTGAGCAGCACAATGACGATGGCTGGAACGCTGTCAGCCAGACCACGAAGGCCGTATGGTCGAGTCAGTTGTGGGGCATTTCCAACGCCGGAGACTATCGTTCCGTCGCGTTGCGCAAGCAGGTGGACAAGGGCCGCAAGCTTGTTGACGAGTGGACTCGTCTGAGCGCCGACGGTGGCAATCCGGCAGACGTGTTCCTGTCCGGCGAGCAGGATGGCAGCTTCGGATATTTCGAGTGGTCTGCGCCTGACAAGTGTCCGGTGGATGATGCCGACGCCATTCGCCAGGCGAATCCGTCGCTCGGCTATGGGCCGATGACCGTCATGTCGGTTCGGTCCGATATCGATGGCATGACCGAGGCCGCTTTCCGCACCGAGGTCCTGTGCCAGTGGGTCACTGCTGACATCATTCCTTTCATCAACCCGAAAATGTGGGCCAGCGGCATCGACTCGCGTTCCACGATTCCGAACGAGAATCGAGTGGTGCTGTCCGTGGACACGTCGGCTGACCGTAAGACCACGTATGTGGCCGCTGCCGGAATGCGTGCGGACGGTTTGCCTCACGTGGAGTTGATCGCTCGTCGTGACGGCATGCTGTGGGTGCCGCATTATCTTGACCTTTTGCAGGAGCGTTGGCCGCATATCACGGAGATCGCCGTGCAGGGCAAAGGCTGTCCGGCAGTCGATTTCATTGACCCGCTCATCGAAAAAGGGTGGACGGTGCATCTCATCGAGGGCTTCCGTCTGGGCGCATGCTGCGGTCGTTTTCACGACCGTGTGCGTGAGGGCAAGCTACGGCACCTCCCTCAGCCCGCCATCGAACAGCAGGCGAGTGTGGCCGTGTCCCGGCGTCTTGGCGAGGTCGAGGTGTGGGACCGCACCAAGTCCGCATTGCAGATTTCCGGATTGGTGGCTGAATCGCAGGCATTGTACGCCTTGGAGACCATGCAAGTCGAAAACGAAAAACCGAAATATGCGCCGAGTGTGACCCATTTCGCAGTCGTATGACCCAGTGAGGAGGTTTCATGGGGTTCTTTTCCAGATGGCTCAAGAAAAGCCCGGTATCCGTGGCCCAGAAGTTCTCCGAATCGCCAGTCAACATTTCGCAGGTCGCGCAGCTGCCGATCGATTGGTTCGGCGCCGGAGTCTACGAGCGAGAGGCGGCGGTGCGTACCGTCATCGACCATATCGCGCGGAATATCGCCAGCATGCCGTTCAAGGTCTACACTCGCCAGCCTGACGGTGACCGCGTGGAGGACACCACAAGCCCGTTGGCGCAATTGATGGCCAAGCCGAGTGTGCTTCCTGGCATGACACGTTACCGATTCTTCTACTCGCTGCTCTGCGATGGCCTGCTCAATGATCGTTGGCTGTGCCTGCTCGATGCCGACAAGAAGACCGGCAGACTGTGGCTGCGGCGTATTCCGGTGCAGAATTTCACGCTTTCCGGCAATACTCTTGATGAGATCACCGGAGTGCAGATCAGCACCGGCCAGCCGGAAGGCAGCCAGTATTTCAAGCTGCCAGACCCGCAGATTCTGCTGGATGTGGGTTACAGCACGTCCGGCATCGGCGGTTCTCCAGTGTCCGGCACTCTCGCCCCGCTTCTGGCGGAGGCGCGTGAGATGGCCGAATATCGTCGTGCGATTGCCAAGAACGGCGGTCAGATTCCGGCGTACATCTCGCGTCCGAAGGAGATGCCGTGGCCTTCGCAGGAGGCGCAGGACGAATTCGTGCAGGGCATGCGCAACTACAAGGCTGGAGGCAATCTCGCCGGTGGCTGGCCCCTGCTCAACGACGGCATGGAAATCAAGACAGTGGACGCGTTCAAGCCGATCGACATGCAGGACATTGATGCGAGGGACAGGATTCGCATAGACGTGGCCAACGCATTCCATATCGCGCCAGAAAATCTAGGCTTTCGCAGTGGCACGAATTCCAACATCGCTTCCTTCAAGGAGCAGATGTGGAATGTGGAATTGATGCCGTACATCGTGGCGTTCGAACAGTCGCTCAATCTGCTGCTGCCAGACGCGCTCGGCCAGCCGGACGCCTACATCGAAGCGAATGTGGATGCGAAGCTTCGCGGCACGTTCTCCGAGCAGTATCAGGCGCTCAGCACGGCCACGGGGCGCAGTTTCATGACCACGAACGAGGCGCGGCGCATCCTCAACTATCCGAAGCTTGATGGTGGCGACGAATTGGTGACGCCACTGAACGTGGCAACCGGCGGACAGCCCAGCCCGCAGGATGGCGGCAGGACGCAGAACGCGCAACAGAACAATCCAGTGAACGGAGAAGGACAGTGAATCTCAAACAGCTCAGATTCAACGTGAAATCCTTGGATGATTCGGCTGGCGAAGGCGTTTTCAGCGGCTACGCCAGCACTTTCGGCAACAAGGACCTGCAGGGTGACGTGATCGCCAAGGGCGCTTTCGCGGAGACCTTGGAGAAGGACTACGCCGGCGGAGCCGGCATCCCGATCCATTGGAACCATCAGGACGGCAAGCCGACCGACATCATCGGACGCACTTTGAGTGCCGTCGAGGACGAGAAGGGCCTGCTCATCTCGGCACAGCTTGATATCGAGGATAATCCGACCGCACAGCAGGCTTACGACCTGCTCAAGGATGGCAGGGTTCATCAGATGAGCATCGGCTTCGTGCCGACGAAGACCGCTTGGATCACGGAAAAAGGCGACGGCCCGTGGGGTGGCCATTCCGAATTCCAGCAGATCAAGCTTTTCGAGATCAGCGTGGTGCCGGTGGCCGCGAACCAGCAGGCCGAGATTCTGGCCGTGAAGTCAGGTCGCGCCATCAGCTCCGCCAACGAGGAGAAGCTTCGTGCCGCATTGGCGTCGCTGAACGAGGTGTTGGAAGGCATTGATTCCGATAATTCCGCTTCCGACGAGGATAAGGCGGATGATTCCAAGACCGGCGAGAGGCCGGACGATAAGAAGCTTGACCCTGATGAGGGCAAGGACGCGGAGGCCGAGAAGGCCGAGCGTCTGAATGTAATCAAATCCGCCCGTGAACTGGTCACTGGCGGCAAGGACAACAAGGAGACCAAATGAGTTTCAATGATCGTCTCGCCAAGACCAAGGCCGCCATCGAAGCGGTGCTGGCCAAGGGCGAGGATAATCTCACCGCTTCCGACATCGAGAAGCTGAAGGGGCTGAACGCCGAGGCTCACGAATTGCAGGATTCCATCGAAACGGTGGATGCAGTGCATAAGCGTTTCGCGGGATTGACCGACAACCTGGCGGACACCCAGAAGAGCGGAGCCGCATCCGGCGAGTCTCTTGGCGATTTCGTCGTGAAGAACATCGGCGAACAGCTGGCGAAGATAAAGGGAGTTTCGGGAGCGTCAATCGCAGCACCGGAATGGGCTCCGCTCCGCAAGGCCGACACCGACACGCAGGTCACCGGCGGACCGTCCGGCGTGTACGGCTCCCTGCTGACCTACGTGGACCCGAATTTCGTCCAGGCTTACCGCCGTCCGACCATCACCAACCTATTCGGTGTCGGCGCGATGAGCGGCCAGGCCATCATCTACTACGTGGAAGGCGAAAAGGAAGGCGATTTCGAAACCGTCGGCGAAGGCGAGAAATTCAGCCAGATCCATTACGCCGACGCCACCGAGCACACCGACGCATTATCCACAATCGCTGGATTCATCAAGGAATCCAACGACATGATCACCGACCTCGCATTTTTGAAGTCCGACATCGATGGACGCCTGCTCTACGATCTGAGCATCGTCGAGGAGAAGCAGCTGCTCAACGGCGACGGCACCGGCAAGAACATCAAGGGCCTGCTGAATCGTGAAGGAATCCAGTCATACACCGCTACCGACGCCGGCAATGACGTTGCCGTACTGCACGCGCAGTCGATGATCTCCACCACGACCGGCATGATGCCGGATGCCCTTGTCATCAATCCGACAGACTATGAGGCCATTCGATTGAAGAAGGACAATGATGGCAATTTCATCGGCGGTGGACCGTTCTACGGCGTGAATGGCGGCGCGCTGACCATCACTCCGCGCCTCTGGGGTCTGGACACCGTGGTGACTCCCGCTGTCGACGCCGGCACAGCCATCGTCGGCTCCTTTAAGGGCGCTGCCACCTTCTATCGCAAGGGCGGCGTGACGGTCGAGGCCACCAATTCCAATGACACCGACTTCATCTCCGATCTGGTGACCATTCGCGCCAAGGAGCGTGTGGCTTTGGCCGTGCGCAAGCCGAAGGCTTTCGTCAAGCTGACCCTTAAGTAAGGAGACATGATATGGCTCGACAGTTTCGAGTGATTCCAGCCTCGGCGGCGAAACTTGACCCGAATGCCAACGTGGCCGATGTGGTCTTCGTCGGGACCAACGGCAAGCCGACCGACATTGGCAGCGCTGCAGTGAAGCCTGCAACGCATGTGGCTTTGGCCGCCGGCGCCACACCAACCAAGAGCGAATTCGACGCCCTGGTCAATTCTCTGATTGCGGCTGGCCTGATGGCTGCAGAGTAAGCGTGGAGGTCGGCATGAGTGATGTGAATGTGATTCCCGACATGATTGCCGACCCTTCGGCTTTCGAAGATGACGCGGCTTTCAGGCTTAAGGCTGCTCAGGCGGCGATTAGGCGTGAGTGTGGCTGGCATGTCATGCCGAACACGGCGCTTAGCGGTGTGATTAACACTCGTGGTGGTTCGGTGATTCGTTTGCCCGCGCGTCATGTGACGAGCATCGAATCATTGACCGACCGTGATGGCAACAAGCTGGCTTACGCCTATGACCCTGAGACTGGTCTTGTGGAGTCATTGTCTGGCGGTTTCCCCGCTGGGATCGCGGCCATCCGCTACGAGATTCACGCGGGCTATGATGACGCGCCGGACGTGCAGTCGGTGCTTATCAGTGCCGCGAAGCGTGCCGGCATGAGTCCGGTCGGGCTCGTCACCTCGCAGTCCACTAACGGCTCCAGCGCGAGTTTCGATGTGGTGTCGCTCATGCAGGCGGAGAAGGACAAGCTCAAACCCTACCGGCTTGGAGGATTGCCATGAGCCTGCTTGACGACCTGAACCCCGCCGGCGGTGTTTTCTCCATGGCTGGAGCCACACGCTTCATGCGACTGCGTGCCAAACGCAAGACCAACCCGTACAATCCGGCGCAGAACGAGCCGGACTGGAGCGTGCCTCCGGACGAGCTCGTCATCATGGGCGCGCTCTCGTCCAGCTCCAGCACGCGCACGCCGGACACGCTCGACACGCAGACCGCATCAACGGCGTACCTCACCATCCCGGATCCGGACGCCGACATCAGAATCGGCGACAGGATCCGCGCAGACCCCGACGACGGACGCTTGTGGGAAGTCGACGGATTCCCCTCGAAGGACGCGAACGCCTTCACCGGATGGCGTCCGACCTTGGAATGCCGTCTGACGGAAAGAAAGGGCTGAACAAATGGCGAAAAGCAGGATATCGGTCAATTTCAACCAGAAATTCTTCGACGAGATTCTCAATAGCGCGGGAGTCAAGGCGCTCACCATGCTGGCTGCGGACAGGGCACTCGCCTACGCGCGGGCGTCCGCTCCGGTCGATACCGGCGCATACCGCGACGGCCTTGGAATAGAAGAGGTCAAAAGGGAGCACCGAACGACCGTCATGGTCGTCGGCCATGACCCGAAGACCCTGCTCGTGGAGGCGCAGACCGGCAATCTGGCCAAAGCGCTGAAGAAGGCGAAGGTCTGATGGCAAGCGTCATTCCACCCGACCTCGAACTGTTCCTCACCGGCTGGCTGCGCTCCAACATCACGGACGTCGCGGGCCTGCAGGTCGGAAACCGCATCCCGGACGATTACGACGGTTCCTATCCGCTCGTGGTCGTGCGTGACGACGGCGGCACGCAATCCGCCGACCGCGTGACGTTCGACCGGTCGATAGGCGTCAACGTGCTCGGATGGACGCGCAACGATACGAAACCATGCCGTGACCTGGCGGCCCGCGTGTACGGCGTGCTGACCGGCGAGCCCGGCATCCTCATCGGATTCGCCGAAGGCAGCCGCATCTGCGCCGTCGTGCCTGACGGCTGCAACGGCCCATACCCGGTCGGCGAGGACGCGGCATGGTGCCACTACTACATGACCGTCGAATATTCGACGGCCGGAATCAGACAACCATAACCATAGGAAGGAAACGCCATGGCCAAAGACAGTCAGGGCATGGATCTGGGACAGGTGGAAGCGCTCGTCACCGCCGCCATCATGATCGTCCCGTACTCCAACGAAAACAAAATCACGCCGGAGATGATCGCATCCAGCAATGCGACGCCGGAACTTCCGGCCGCCTACAATCGGTCGACCGCATGCATCGGACTCGTCAAGTCCGACGGCGGCAACCAGGATTCGCGCGACGGCGACGACCCGCTCGAGTTTTTGCAGGACGGGTATAAGAAGCTTCCTCTGGCGACCAGCCTCACGCAGACTTTCAGCCCGGCCGAAAACAATGCGCTGACCCGCAAGATCACCATCGGCGAGCCGGACGCGCAGGGCGTCTACCACGTGGCCGACATCATCCAGGATGCGAAGTGGATGGTGTACGAGGAGGAGACGTTCGACACCGGGCGCGTCCACCGTCGTGCCGGCGTCATGCAGGTCACCGGCAACGAGCCGGACCAGCAGGAGCGTGGCTCGGTCACCGGCCGCGCGCTCACCGTCGAATGGATGAAGGATCCGCTGTATGTGGATGAGGAGCATCCGAACACCCGCTGGATCGAAAGCTGGTACGACCCAAAAGCGTGACGGCGGTGGCCGTGACCTCGGCTGACGGCAACACGAAGCCGTCGGTCGTCCAAGGCGCGAAGCTCGCGCTCAAGGCCGTCGCCACACATGTGGACAAGACCACCGTGGACGTGACCGGACAGGTCACGTTCAAGTCCAAGGATGCAGGCGTGGCGACCGTCGATGGAGGCACGCTCACCGCCGTCAAGGCCGGAAGCGCGAGGATCAATGCCACATACGACGGCGTGACCTCACCCGATCTAACGGTCACGGTCACCGCACATGCCGCCTGACCGGCGGACGAAAATCTTCCCGGACCGCCTATCTCGCCTGTCTGCACGGTCCGGGAACTCTTTTTTACCGCAGGCAGGCGAAAAGCAGATAGGACAAGACAATGACTTCCACTTCCACCGACTTCAAACCGACCGTCGAGGATTTCGACCAGTGGACGGAAAAAAACGACGAGGAGGCGTTCGCCTCCATCGCGCAAAACTACAAGGTGCGCCACATCATCAAGGGCGATGTGTATTGGGCGCTCGTGCCCGGCGGACGCACGTACAAGCTTCCACTGTCGATGAGCATCGACGATTTCACCAGACTGTCGAACACGTCCGATGACGCGGAGAGCGTGGAACAGCTCAAACGCATTCTGAGCGCCTTCGCTGGAGACAAACAGGCGAAAGCGCTGAACGGCGAACCGGTGCAGGTCGTGTTCAATCTCCTGTCCGACTATGGCGACGCGGTGGTGCGCGCGCAGGGCGCCTCACTGGGAAAATCCAATGGTTCGCCCGCCAGCTCGCCGAACATGGGAGTGTGATCCGAGCCGATTTCACGGCACGTGGGTGGAGTCTGCAGGCCGATCTTGGCGGCAGGCTCCGCTACGGCGACGCGATAGCGCTCCTTGAACAGCTTATCGGCGATCCGTCATCCTACACTGGCGCGGAGCTCAACGGCTTGGATTATCCGGCCCGTTGGGGCGAGATGCCGGTCATCTACGCGCTGGGCGGCGAAGAGTATCCGAAGCCTTTCGATTCGCTTGCGGAACGATTGCGGGCGGATAGGGAGAAGGCCGAGCGTGAGCGGCTGCGCGAACAGACCAGGGGCATGAGTCCGGTTTTCCGGACTCTTTACGAAGACTGAATAACTGAATAGTGGAGGTGCCGCATGGCGTTCGGCAGCGAACTTGGTTCCGCGCACATCAGCGTGTTCCCTTCGATGAATGGTTTCCGCAGCGCGGTCAACAAGGAGGTCGGCGCGAGCGGCAAGGCCGCGTCGAAGGCTTTCGATTCGAACATGAACGGCGGCAAAAGTGGCGGACTGTTCGGACGCGCGTTCAAAAACGGCTTCAAGGAGTCGGCGAACGATTTCAGTGCTGACGTGCTGAAATCCTATGAGCGTGACGTGGCGAAATCCACGGCCGCATACCGTCAGGCCATGCTCCAGCAGAAGGCGGCGGCGAATCAGGTGCGTGCCGCCGAGGAGAGCGTCGCCAATGCCGTCGCCAAGCATGGCGAGGGCAGCACGCAGGCCGAGGCCGCGACCATCAGGCTCGAACAGGCGCGGCTGAAGCTGTCCACCATGACAGACCGGGCGACGCAGGCCGAGAACCGCTTGAAGGATGCGCAGAAGGCGCTCAAGGACGCGCAGGACAATCTCGCTTCCAGCAGTGGTTCGCTTGGATCGGCGTTCAAGAATCTTGGTTCGGCGATAATCCAGCCGGTCTCCGGCGCGTTCGGACGGGTCAAAAACGCGGCAACGTCGGCGTTCTCCGGCATCGCCACGAAAGCCCGCGACGGCATGAGCGCTGCCGGCGCTGCCATGCAATCCACCGCGTCACGTCTTACCGCGCCATTGTCTGCGAAGTTCTCCGCGATGAGCTCGGCCATCGCGGCAAGGATCCCAGCGCCTTTCAAAAACGTCAGCAATGCCATCGGCGGCTATCTCGGCAACGTCGGCGGCGCGGTCGGCGGCGTACTGTCGCAGATTCCCGGAGCCGCCGGCAGTGTCGCGTCGGCGATAGGCTCCAAGTTCAAAAGCGGAGCCGACACCGCATGGAATGCGATCAGCTCCATGTCAGGCAAGGCCGTCGGCGCGTTGAAGGGCGTCGCCACGGTCGGACTTGCAGGCGTAGGCACCGCCGTCGCTGCTTTGGCCGGCGTCGGCAAGAGCGCTCTCGACGCGTACGCGACATACGAGCAGGCCGTCGGCGGCGTGGACACGCTGTTCAAGGACGCGTCCGGCACCGTGCAGAAATACGCGGCGGAAGCGTACCGGACAGCCGGCGTGAGCGCCAACGAGTACATGACGCAGGTCACGAGCTTTTCCGCCTCGCTGATCAGCTCGCTCGGCGGCGACACCGCAAAGGCCGCGGAACTCGGAAACACCGCCATGGTCGACATGTCGGACAACGCCAACAAGATGGGCACCGACATCGAGTCCATCCAGCAGACCTACCAGTCTCTGGCGCGCGGCAACTACGCCATGCTCGACAATCTAAAGCTCGGATACGGCGGCACGAAATCCGAGATGGAGCGTCTGATCCAGGACGCGAACAAGGTCAAGCAGGCGAACGGTGAGATGGGCGACCTGTCCATCGACAAGTTTTCCGACGTGGTGCAGGCCATCCACATCATGCAGGAGCAGATGGGCATCAGCGGCACCACCGCCAAGGAGGCCGCGACGACCATCGAGGGCTCTGTAGGCATGATGAAGGCCGCATGGCAGAACTGGCTGGCGGAGCTCGGCAAGGACAATGCCGACATCAACGGATTGACCACCCAGCTGGTCGACTCGATCGGCACGGTCATCCAGAACGTGGGTCCGCGCATCGCGCAGATCATCACCGGCATCACCGCCGCACTGCCACAACTGTTTTCCTCGTTGGGCAGCACGCTGCCGGCATTGGTCATACAGATATTGCCGCCAGTGCTCGGAGCGTTGGGTCAGCTCGGCACGATGCTGCTGACCAGTGCGACCACGTGGATCACGACGAGCCTGCCGCAACTGCTCGCCCAGTTCCAATCGTGGGTCACGTCGAGCCTGCCGTCGTTCCTGCAAACCGGATTGACGATGGTCACGAACCTCTTGCAGGGCATCGTGCAGGCATTGCCGCAGATCGCGTCCACGGCGGTGACCGTGCTGACGACGCTGCTGGACGGATTGTCGGCCCAATTGCCGCAGCTCATCCCCATCGGCATCAACGCCGTCCTCAACCTCGTGCAAGGCATCCTCAACAACCTGCCGCAGATCATCGACAGTGGTTTGAAGCTTATCCTCGGACTGGCTCAGGGCCTCATCAACGCCATGCCGGACTTGGTAGGCAAGGCTCCGATCCTTATCGGCCAGCTTGTCGGTGGCATCATCAATCGTCTCCCGCAGATTCTGCAGGCTGGCGTTCAGCTGCTCGTCGCACTGGCCAATGGCTTCGTAGCGTCGGTGCCGAGGCTTATCGGCTCAATTCCAGGCATGGTCGGCCAGATTATGCGCGGTTTCACATCTGTTAACTGGGGTAGCGTCGGCCTGAATATCATCACGGGTATTGTGTCCGGCATCGCAGGCGCGGCAGGCAGGCTCGTGTCTGCCGCCGTCAACGCGGCCACGAACGCGTTGGATTGGGTGAAACGCAAGCTTGGCATCCATTCTCCGTCGCGAGTGTTCCGCGATCAGGTCGGTGAGATGATCGGCGAGGGCATGGCGGTCGGAATCGACGAGAGCGCTTCGAAGGTGAGGAAGGCGGCCGGACGATTGACTGGCATCCTGCCTTCGCAGGACGCCTCGTATTCCGTCGGCGTCGCCAACGCCTCGCGTGGCGTTAACGCTGCCTCCTACGGCAATGGTGGGAGCGTGACGAACATCACGCAGACGTTCAACTATCCGGCCATCGCGCCGACGAGCATTTCCACGCAGCAGAAGCTGCAGACAGCGGCCATGCCGCAATGGTAATTGGGAGGTTTCGCGCATGAAGGTCAGCTATTCTCTCAACGGCCAGCCGCTCGATTCCGAGCGGATGCGCGTGCTTGTAGGCACGACGCACTACACGGCGCTGTCGCCGATCGTGAGCACCGTGCAGGTGCCTGGACGGCATGGCGTCATCGTCGGCTCATCCATTCCGGTGTTGGATGCTCCGGAGCTGACAGTCAAGGTGGCGGCGTGGGGTGCGGATTCCGATGCGCTGATCTCGCGTTTCCGTGCCATGTGCCTGTCTGCCGCGAAGCTCACGCTCGGCAGGGTGGAGACCACGGAGGACGGCAGGTCGCGCAGCATGGTCACTCGCGTCGTGTGCACGTCCTGCGAGCCGGACGATGATGAGAGGCCGTCCAGTGACCTGCGCGTCATGACCGCAGTTTTCCAATTGCCTGACGTGTTTTGGCGTGGCGTGCAGTGGCAGGAGGTGACGTTGGCCGCGTCGGGCGGCAGGCTGCTGCCGGGCGGGGTCTCCAAGCCGAGTAGCAAGGGGTATTGGACGCGCTGGCAGGGATTGCCTAACGCCAGTCCGTCCGAGCTTTTCGACATCATGCCGGACGGCTGGCTGTCCAATGCGCCAATCGGCATACTGGTCTTGCGTTTCGGCGCAGTCACTGGTGTGACGATCAGTGACCCGGTGAGTGGCACGAATCTGCTGTGGGGCGGCAAACGCGACGCCTCACGACCTTACCTTTTCGTCGATGCAGCCAATCGCAAGGCGTGGACGGCGGCCAACGCCGACGCATGGTCGGGCGGCACGGATGCGTCGAATGGCATCGACTGGACCACGGAGCCATTGCAAGTGTGGCCCGCGATCGATTCCGGCGATTATCGCATCGCAATCAAACAGACCGGCAGCACCGACAAGGTGGTCTGCCGGTTTTTGCAATCCTGGGAGTGATTCATGGCAAAGTCTCTGCACGCGCGCCTCGTGGCATATCGTCCATTCGGCGACCGACTCGGTGTGCTGGCTGAGCCTGTGAGCTTCAGCGCCAGCATGCTCCACAATGATGATGGCGCAATCAGCATCGAATATTCCCTGCTGTCCGGTGATGCGCAGGCTTTCGACCGCGAGCTGACCGATGGCCTCGAAGTGGCCGTGGAAGTGTCGGACGGTAGTGGCTTCAGGGAGCCGGATAATGCGCGATTTGTGATTACCGGGCGCTCTGGCAAGACCGATGACCGCACCAAGACCATTACTTATAGTGGTCAGTCGATTGGCTGGCTGCTGTCCAAGGCTGAAAACAATGATTCGTCGCACCTCATCGCCGATGGCGATAACAAGGGTAAGCGGCCATTCTACAGCTCCAATCCGGGCACGATTCTCAAGACCTTGCTGGACGAAAATCGTCAGCGTGGTGGCGTGGCCACCGGCCTGACCTTGGGCTTCGACACGGCCAAGGACTCTGCCGGCAGTAATTGGGCAAAAAAGTACACTCTGTACTATTCGCTCGGCACCGATTTGCAGACCATCCTGGACGCCCTGGTCAATGGTGGCGGCTGCGACTGGCGCACGTCCGGCAGGACGCTCAAGCTGTGGAATGCCGACAGCACCGCCTTGAGCCGTGACCTGAGCAAGAGTATTGTGCTGCAGCTTGCGCGTGACATCAGCGAAGCACCCTTCGAGGAGTCCATCGCTGACCTCGCGTCCACCATCCTCGTCGAGGGAGACAATAACCTGCTCTTCCGCATGGATAATCCGGCCGCGCCGACTCCGTGGGGCAAGTGGGAAAGCTACAGCAGCCAGGGCGGCGTGTCTGATAAGGACACGGCGCAAGCATTCATGCGGTCCACGCTTGATGATGCGGCTCGTGTGCGTGGTCAGTACACGCGCGGCTTGGTGACCGCGAATGTGGATAATCTGCCGCTCATCGACTATCACGCCGGTGACTGGATTACCGCCCCCACCGTGGCTCACGGCGAGAAGGTGCGCGTGCAGGAAATCGACCTGAGCATGCGCCAGAATGAGGGATTAAGCGCTTCGATCGCCTTGAACGACATCAAATATGACGCTTCCGTGCGTCAGGCGAAGAAAATCAAGGGCATCACTGGTGGTGCCGCGTTGGCCGGTAGCGAGGGCGGCACGACCGCCTCTTCCGACCGTGACCATCGCGTGCCGAAGGCTCCGCAGGGTCTGGTCGTGCAGACCGACGCCTACATCGGCTCGGACGGTTTCGCACACGGCTTGGCCACCGCCATGTGGTCTGCTGTGACCGAAGCGACCAATGACACGGCCATTGAGATCAGCAATTACGCCGTCGAGTGGAAGCAGCACAAAGACGGTGCGCCGTGGCATGCCGCCGGCACTACCGACAAGCTCCAGCTCGGCTTCGGCAACCTGGACTGCGGCACTCAGATCGAGGTCAGGGTACGCGCCGTGCCGACATATTCCGACAAGCTGGGTGATTGGTCGGCTGTCGTGGTGGCCACCGTCGAATCCGATACGACGCCGTGCTCAGTGCCCTCCAAGCCGACAGTCTCATCCAAGCTAGGCGTGGTCACCGTCCATTGGGACGGCAAGACCGCTGCCGGCGCGCAGATGGAGCCTGACTTCGACCATATCGAGGTGGGCGAGGGCATCAATGCGGCTGGAATGCAGGTCATCAGCGCCACCCAGTCGGGGCAGGGCGATTACGTCATCACCGGTTTGACGGGCGGCTCACCGCATAGCTATGCCTTGCGTTCCGTCGACCATGCGGGCAATAAGTCTGACTGGTCTGCGATTGCCACCGTGACCGTGGCTTCAGCCGTCTCGCCGGATGAGGTCGAGCAGATACAAAAAGACCTTGCTGATAATCAGACGGCGTTGAAGGATAATACGGCGAAGCTGACGCAGGCGCAGAAGGACATCGCCCAGACCAAGACCGACCTGACCACCGCGTCGAAGGAGCTTGAGTCGGCTAAGGCTGATATCAAGGCGAATCAGTCGGCTATCGGCACGGCCAACGTCACGCTGAAGGACAACACCGACAAGCTGACGCAGGCGCAGAAGGACATCCAAGCCAACAAGACTGGCCTTGACGCGGCGTCCAAGACGCTGGCGCAGGCCAAGACCGATTTGACGCAGGCGCAGAAGGATATCGCGCAGACCAAGACCGACCTGACCACCGCGAATGGTGAGATCTCGAAGGCTAAGGAGTCGGCGGCTCAGGCGTATGCCGAAGCCCACTCGAAGAATCACACTTTCCGTGGGCCTGACATGCCGAAGGATAATCTGATTGTCGGTGACTTGTGGCTCAAGACGCAGAAGTATTGGACCCGCTGGAAGGGCGAGAAGAACAACAGCCCGTCCATGCTGGCCGACTTTTACACATACTGGACCGGTACGCCTAACGCTTCTCCGTCCGTGCTCGTCCCACTGTCCGATCGCGTGATTGACACGCTGGTGTGGGATGGCGCTCAGTGGAATCACATGGGCTATGCCGACGTGGAGCGCAATGCTGACGAAATCGCTCAGGCGAAGTCCGACATCGCGGATAACGCCGCGAAGACCACCGACGCGAGGAAGGCTGCTGAGAATGCCGCTGCCGCCGCGAAAAACGCGCAGGGCACGGCTGACACGGCCACTGGTGCGGCGAAGACCGCGCAGGATACCGCCAATGCCGCCCAGACCGCCGCGAAGAGCGCTACCGCCACCGCCGGTCAGGCCAAGGACGCGGCCAATGCCGCCCAGACCGCAGCCGAAAGCGCGAAGAAGACCGCTGGCAATGCGGAGACACTGGCTAACACCGCCAATGAGTCCGCCAAGTCCGCCAAGTCCGACGCGGCTTCGGCTAAGACGGACGCTTCCACCGCTAAGACGGATGCGGCCAATGCCAAGACCACCGCTGCCAATGCGTCGAGCGTGGCGACTCAGGCCAAGGCCACGGCTGACAGTGCGGCACAATCCGCCACCGATGCGGCCAATGCCGCCCAGAAGGCGAATACGGCTGCCGCTGCCGCCGCTGGCGTGGCGAACGGCAAGGCCGACGTGCTTATCCAGGGCACGGCGCCGGCCACGTCGATGCGCAAGGCTTCGACCTTGTGGATTGACACCACGAATGGCGCGAACACGCCGAAAAGGTGGAATGGGTCGGCTTGGGTGGCTGTGACCGACAAGGCCGCGACCGACGCCGCGAACGCCGCCGTCAAGGCGAATGATGCAGCCAAAACCGCTCAATCCACCGCTGACAAGGCCGCGACCGCTGCCGCTAATGCCGCGTCTCAGGCGAATCAGGCTCAGGCCGCAGCGCAGAAGGCGCAGACCACTGCTGATGGCAAGAATCTGATTTACCGTGGCCCCGACGAACCGTCGCATGATGGCTTGAAGCCGGGGGACATGTGGTGGAGGACGCAGAAATATTGGACGCGCTGGAAGGGCGAGAAGAACGCAAGCCCATCAATGCTTGCCGACTTCTACACGTACTGGACGGGTGCGCCGAACGCTTCACCGAGCGTCTTGGTGCCATTGTCTGATCGTGTGGTGGAAGTCCTTACGTGGGATGGCACGCGCTTCGAGCCATTCGACCTCGTGGCGAACAACATCCTCGCATCTGGCACGGTGGCTGCAAAGCATCTCGCCGTGGATTCCGTGACCGCCGAGAAGGTCAAGGCCAATGCCATCACGGTGGACAAGCTCGCCGCCAATTCGGTCACGACTGAAAAGCTGGTGGCTGATGCGGTGACCGCCGCGAAACTCGCCGCTGACAGCGTGCAGGCGCGGAATATCGTCGCACTGTCCATCACGTCCGACAAGATCGCGGCCAATTCGGTGACCACGGGCAAGCTCAAGGTCACCGAGGATATGACCGTCGCGCTCCTGAATGTCCATAAGATTCAGGCGGGCGACATCGCCGCCAATGCTGTCACGACCGATAAGCTGGCCGCCAACGCGGTGAATGCGGATAAGCTGGCCGCGAATGCGGTTACGGCGGGCAAGGTGCAGGCCGGTGCCATCGGCACCGACAAGCTCGCCGCCAATTCGGTTACGACGGCGAAGCTCAAGGTCACGGAGGATATGACCGTTGCGTTGCTCAACGCTCACAAGATACAGGCCGGCGACATCGTGGCTGGCGCCATCACGACCGACAAGCTGGCCACCAACAGCGTTAACGCCGACAAGATCGCCGCGAACGCGGTTAACGCCGAGAAGATAGTGTCCGGAGCGATCACCGCCGACAAGCTGGCGGCAAACAGCGTGACGGCTGTCAAGATCGCGGCTGGCACTATCACGTCGGATAAGGTGGCGGCGGGCCAGTTCCGTGGCTACGTGTTCACTGGCGCCGTCTTCCAGAGCTCCGAGGCCAAGAACACCGGCATGAAGCTCAATAGCACGGCCTTGCAGATGTGGGACAGCAATCACAACCGCACCGTCTACCTGGACGGCGAGGGGAAGAGCAATGTGCTGACCGGCACGTTCCAAACCCGCACGAGCGGGCACAGGGTGCGTATCAGTCCGGATTATCAGACCTACATCATCGGCGGATCTGAGACTTTCACCGGTGATGGCATCGAATTCCCGGCTTACAACGGGTCCACCGCCTACTTTTCGCATCCGGCCATTGCTTCTGTCGTCCAGTCGAACGAGGTCGGCTCGATGGGCGAACTGGACTTGTGGAGCGGACACGTGAGCAAGAACGATCCAGCCGCGTTCCTGTCTCTCAGATCGAAGCCGCGCAAGAAAGGCGGTACCGGCAGCGGCGGCGTCACATCCAGAGTGCATGCCGTGGCGAACACGGATTACGACGAGCCGGACGAGAGCAAGAAAAGCAGCGCTTTCCTCACTCTGTCCGGCGATAGCGCGAACGGTTCGGAGTGCTGGCTCGAAGCGCAAGACGCGAACGGCGAGGTCGGAGTCGGCGCGAACATCGGTACCGGATACGTGTATCTCGGCGGCTATCTCGGCGGCATCACAAACCGTTTCACTTTCCAAAGCATCAATTGGCGGATCTTCCAGAACGTATCACTGCCTGCGGATTACACGATTCAGCCGGCTACATGGTCTTGGATTCCGTCGAAGTGCGGACGATATTACGGTGTCTGCAACTCGGACCTTAATTGGGGGTCGATTTTCATGCACGTGTGCAACACCGGCGCGGCCGGACAGATGCAGGTCATGGGATACAACGCCGGAACCGCGACCTTTCATGGGGACATGTACGTTAACGCGTTCGCGTGGCTCGTCAAATAAGGAGGCATATTTTGCAAACGGTTTTCGAAGGCGGGAACCTCGTCATCAGAGCGGAAACGGAAGGCGAGCGGGGGCTTGTGTGCGGTATGGACGCTATCGCCGCATGGCGTGCGCTGCTCGGCACGACGAGCGTCGCCGAAACCTGCGCGGCCATGATGCAGGCAAGGGAATCGGCCGGCTCGTACGATCCGCAGACCGGACGTAACGCGTACACGACCGCCTATGAGGGCTTGGAGGCGGCCTTGTCGGATACCGCGGCGGAATCCGTGTCCATGATGTCCGACAGTGGCGAGGTGCAGGACGATCCGATGACGGCCGCCCGCAACAGGACGCGGACAGCGTTGGGACTGCCACCGATCACCAACGACGCGGACGCGGCCGTCCAGACGGCCATGCTGTCGGGTGAAGCGGCCAATGCGACGCCGACCACCGGCATCGACACGGATTGCGTGGACGCCAAGGCCATCGGAAGGCTTTTCGACACCGACGAAATGCGTGCTGACTTAGATGAATGCGAGGAGAGATTTTACCAATCCCTCATGCCACGACCTCAAAACAACCAACAATAAGGAGATTGATTATGGCCGATGTGACCACTGAGACCACTACCGATACCGCGCCTACCGTGACGCCCGCCGAGCCGTCTGGCGTGCTTGATTTGCGTCCGCCGAAGGAGTCGGTGCGCGCGGAATTGTGCCGCTTGGGATTGGAGTTTTCCAGCGCTGACGGTACCGCCGAATCGTGGCGTGACTATCAGCGTGGCGTGCTTGCGACATTCGATGATTCCGGCACGTCCGTCACTTTGACGGATGTGAAGACGAATCTCGGACGCACTTTGACGCTCGACGGGCTTAAGGCCGTTACGCGCATCGACACGATGACCGCCGCCGACTAACCCGGCATTCCACATTTTTCAACCCCTGCAATCCAATCGGATTGTGGGGGTTTCGCATTAAAAGGAGACTTATTTTGAATCAGATTCCAGCCGACGCGAATCAGGTCATCGACCAGCTTTCCGCGCAAATCGGCACTCTCACCAAGCAAATCGCAATCCTGACCAGTCAGCTCAACGCGGCCATGAAATTGATTCCCGCCGACGTGCTCGAAAGCGTGAAGGGAGACGAGAATGCAGAGGATTAACCTGTGGCTGAACCCAAAGTTCGACCCCACCGGCTTCCATGTCGTCAAAAAGGGCGGCGACATATCGAAGTACATGACCGGTGGCACGCTGGCCAACACCAGAGGCGAATACATCGACCTGCCTTTCGCGTGCGAGGTCGGCGTGGAATACGTGTGCACGTTCAGGATCGTCAGCAACGATACGACGAATAAAAGCATCGGCATCTTTTCCGGCGGCACGAGCAAATACCCAAGTGCCCAGACGGTCGGGAAATATACGATCCGCTTCACCCCGACCGCCAATGACACGCGCCTGGCCGTCCCCTCCGGTATGGCCATCAGCGAATTGAGCGTGGAAGCCGCCGACACG